CAGGTGGTGGGGGTGAGCATCGATGACATCTAGTCTTCACGATCCTGATGAGCTGGTCGCTGCCGCTGTGGCTCGTGGGGATGCGGAGCGGGCGGAGCGGCGCCGGGTTGCGGCTTTGCAGTCGAAGGGGAAGCGTCACGTCTATCAGCCGTTCGGTACGGCTGTGGAGGCTTTCCGCTGCAAGGATCCGGAGTTGCTGTACGCGGGGCCTGCGGGTACGGGGAAGTCGAAGTGCCTGATCGAGAAAATGCACGCGATCGCTCTGAAGTATCCGGGGATGCGCGGTCTGATCGTCCGGAAGACTCTGGCGTCTCTGGGCAGTACCGCGCTGGTGACGTACGAGGAGCATGTTGCGAAGGAGCATCTGGCGAACGGGGAGGTGAAGTGGTTTGGTGGTAGCGCGAAGGAGGCGGCTTGTTACAGGTACGGCAACGGGAGCAGGATCGTTGTAGGAGGCATGGATAAGGCGATGAAAATCATGTCTTCGGAATACGACGTCGTGTACGTCCAGGAGGCCACAGAGCTCCTGGAAGCCGACTGGGAGGCCATCACGACCCGTCTGCGTAACGGCAAGATGCCTTACCAGCAGATCATCGCCGACGCCAACCCGGACGTCCCCACGCACTGGCTGAAGGTCCGCTGCGACCTGGGGAAGACCACCTACATCCGGTCCCGGCACGAGGACAACCCCGTCTTGTTCCATCAGACCCCTGACGGGCCGGGCGCGCTCACCGAGAAGGGGGCGGCCTATATGGAGAAGCTGGACGCTCTCACCGGTGTCCGGCACAAGAGGCTCCGTAAAGGCATCTGGTGTGCCGCCGAGGGCTTGATCTACGAGGAGTTCGACCCCGACATCCACATCCACAAGCACATCCAGGTGCCGCCGATTTCGTGGACGAGGTACATCACCGTCGACTTCGGGTACACCAATCCGATGGTCGTGCAGTTCTGGGCGGAGGACGATGAGGGGATCCTCTACCTGTACAAAGAGCTGTACGCGACGAAGACGACCGTCGATCAGATGGCGCCGCTGATCAGGGAACATATGAATCTGAAGAAGGAACCCCGCCCCCGGCTGATCATCTGCGATCACGACGCGGAGGGTCGGGCTGTTCTGGAGCGCGAACTGGGCATGTCGACGGTCGCGGCGAAGAAAACGGTAGAGGATGGCATTCAGGCGGTGAAGAAGCGGATGCGGGTCCAGGAGCACAACGGTAAGCCGAAGATCTATCTGTGTCTGGACGCCGTCGTGAAACGCGATCAGGAGCTGCTCGACAAGAAGAAGCCGACTTCGACACTCGACGAGGTCGTCGGCTACGTCTGGGACCGGGGTACGGTCATCGCCCAGGAGAAGGGGAAGCCGCCGAAGGAGGCCCCCGTCAAGGAGGACGATCACGGGATGGACGCCCTCCGGTATATGGTCGCCCAGCGTGACCTGAAGGCCCGCCCCCGAGTCCGTTCGATCACCTACTGAGGAGTCCCCACCCATGGCGAACGATCTCATCCCTCTGCCGTTGTGGAGGCAGCGGTGGCGCGCGGCTGCTGGTCGCAGGGAAAAGCACCTGCTAGCCTTCAAAGCAATGGTGGGGACCCTTCTGTCCCTTGCTGTCTCATGCGCTGGGGCTACACTGGTGGCCTACGGTGTCTGGTCGGTGTACCAGCCTGCCGGGTACGTCGTTGCCGGAGCGCTCGTCTGGGCGCTTCAGTGGAGTCACGAGAAGGATCGGGAGGTGGGACGGTGAGCCTGGGACGAAACCTTGCTACGTTCCTCAACAAGGCCCCGATTCCTCTCGCCCCGCGTTCCGAGCGTGAAGTCTTCAACGTCATGGGCGGAAGCCGGAAGTCGACGGCCGACCACATGCGTCGGGGTATGGAACAGTACGGCGAGGTGGGGACGGCTTTCGGGATCATTTCCCGTCTCGCTGAGACGACCGGCATGGTCAAGTGGCATCTGTACCGGAAGAACACCGACGGCCGTCGCGTGTACCGCGAAGTCGAGATGCGCAAAGAAGTCACCCGGCACGCCGCCCTGGATCTTCTGAACAAGCCGAACCCGGTCATGGACACGATGGAGTTCATCGAGACGTCCATCCAGCATTACGACACCACGGGCGAGTGGTGGTGGGCGGCCGAGTACGGTTCGATCCAGGCGGCGGGCCCGCTGGCTTTGTGGCCGATGCGTCCCGACCGGGTGAAGATCGTCACCTCGCCAACCGAAGCTCTCACCGGCTACATCTACCTCGGCCCCGACGGCGAACAGGTACCGCTGCCGAAGGACGTCGTCATCCAGGGCCGTCGCCCCAATCCGATGGATATCTACCGGGGTCTCGGCCCGATGCAGGCGCTCGTCCTCAAGCTGGATTCGAACCGCCTGGCCGCCGAATACAACCGGAACTTTTTCCTGAATTCGGCGGAGCCCGGCGGCATCATCGAAATCGAGGACCGGCTCAGTGACGACGAGTTCCGTGAGCTGACTCAGCGGTGGCGGGAACAGCATCAGGGTGTGGCGAACGCCCACCGGGTGGCGATTCTGGAGCAGGGCAAGTGGGTTGAACGCAAGTTTTCGATGAAAGACATCGCGTTCCCCGAGCTGGCCGAACTGTCCCGGGAGGATATCCGGGAGGCTTTCGGATATCCGAAGGGAATGACCGGCGCCACCGAGGACGTCAACAAAGCCGTCGCTGACGCCAACGAACGCATGTTCGGTCGGTATCTTCTGCGACCCCGTCTTGAGAAGATCAAGTACGCTCTGAATAACGGACTCCTGCCTATGTTCGGCGAGCAGGCGGCCCGCACTCTGGAATTCGATTTCGAGGATCCGGTACCCGAGGACCGCGAAGCCGACTCCCAGGATCGGATCACGAAGGCGCAGTCTCTGAAGATGCTGGTGGAAGCCGGTATGGACTGGGACGACGCTCTTGAGATCGTGGGCTTCCCGCCCGCGAAGCGGGATGAGATGAAACTGAAGATGGCGCAGGAGGCTCACGAGTTGGCCATGAACCCGCCGGAGCCTCCGGTGGAAAGTCAGGCCGGTGGGGATCCGAAGCCGAACCAGGAACCGAAGAAGCCGAGTCCGGCCAGGGAGGTAAGAGAATGACCGTACGCAACGGTGTCGCCCTCGGGCCGCTCGCAAAGTCCGGGGAGGGCCTGAAGGTCACCCGGCCGCTCGCGCGCCTGAAGGAAGGGCGCACGGACTGGTTCCGCTTCGAGAACAACGCGGGATCGGCGCCCGAGATTTTCATCTACGACGAGATCGGCTACTGGGGGACGGCGGCTAACGAATTCGTCCGTCAGCTGGCCATGCTTCAGGATGAGTCCGAGCTGGTCGTCAACATGAACTCGCCCGGTGGTGACGTTTTCGACGGCATCGCCATCTACCAGGCGCTCCTGGACTTCCCCGGGCGCGTCACCATGAAAATCACGGGCCTGGCTGCTTCGATCGCTTCGGTGATCGCTATGGCCGGTGACCGGGTCGTCATGGGCTCGAAGGCTTCTTTCATGATCCACGAAGGTTTCACCTTCGCTTCCGGTGACGCGAAGACGATGCGGAAGACCGCCGACATGCTCGATCGGATCTCCGACAACATCGCCTCCGTGTACGCTGACCGGGCAGGCGGGGAGCCGATGATCTGGAGAGACCGAATGCGTGAAGAGACCTGGTACAGCGCCGAGGAGGCACTGGCCGCCGGGCTCTGCGATGAGGTCGAAGGCCGCAAGGCCCCCGTCCCCGAGACGTTCGACATGAGCGTCTACAAGTACTCCGGTCGCGAGGAAGCCCCCGCACCGGTAGAAAACCAGACGACACCAGTCGTCGAGCCGACCCCGGCACCGGTGGTCGAGACCCAGGAAGAGTCGGAGTTCCAATGGAACTTCGAAGCCTTCCGAGCTTCCCTGAAGGAGGGAATCCGTGGCTAAGACCGTTATCCCCACCGACCGGGCCGGACTCGAAGAGCTGCTCGGTGACGGTGCGAAGGTTCAGAACCTGATGGCCGAAGGCCAGTTCGCTGACGTCGTCAAGGCGTATGCGAAGCACGAGATGGACAGCGACCAGGCACTTCAGACTCAGGTCAAGGAAGAGACACAGCGCGTCCTCGCCGAATACCTGCGTGAGAACGAGGACGTCAAGGGTCTCGAAGCCCTGAAGCGTGGTGGTGTCCAGGCGGTCACGAAGAACGGCGGCGACCGTTCGGTCTACAACTCGAAGGCTGTCGGCGCTCAGCTGGACCGCGAGTTCGACGACATGCCGGACTTCTTCAACACCATCTGGCACCGCAACCAGCACGAGAACGGCGTTCAGGCCCGAATCGGCAAGCTTCGCAACGCGGCTGCATCCTCGGGTGAGCCGTCCGGTGGTGGCTTCCTGGTGCCGGAGGAGTTCCGTGCCGAGCTGCTCCAGCTGTCTCTGGAAACCGGCGTCGTCCGTCCGCGCGCGCGCATCGTCCCGATGTCCACCTCCCGGGTTCTGTACCCGACGGTCGACTCCACCTCGAACGCTTCCACTGTCTTCGGTGGTGTGACGGCGTACTGGACTCCCGAGTCCGGTCAGATGACCGACACGGCTGCTGACTTCGGCCGGATCGCGCTGGAGGCCTGGAAGCTGACGGCGTTCGCCAACGTCCCGAACGAGCTGATTGCGGACTCTGCGATCTCCTTCGAGGCGTTCATGCGTTCCGCCTTCCCGGAGGCTCTGGCGTACTACGAGGACGTCGCGTTCATCAGTGGTACGGGTGCCGGTCAGCCGGAGGGCTTCCTCAACGCGAACGCGTCGGTGGAGGTCGCAAAGGAGTCCGGTCAGGCTGCAGACACCATCGTGTGGGAGAACATCGTCAAGATGTACTCGCGCATGCTGCCTCAGTCCCTGAACCGCGCGGTGTGGGTCGTCTCCCCGGACACCTTCCCGGAGCTGGCCACCATGGCGCTCTCGGTCGGTACGGGTGGCGGTCCGATCTGGCTCAACAACGGTGTTTCCGGTCCTCCGGCGACCATCCTGGGCCGTCCGGTTGTCATCTCCGAGAAGGTGCCCGCGCTGGGCGACGCCGGTGACATCAACTTCGTGGACTTCTCGTACTACCTGATCGGTGACCGTCAGGCGCTGACCGTGGAGTCGTCCCCGCACTACCGGTTCCAGAACGGTGAGACGAGCTTCAAGTTCGTGTCCCGCGTGGACGGCCGCCCGTGGCTCCAGAGCGCGCTCACTCCGCGCAACTCGGGCCCGACGCTGTCGCCCTTCGTCAAGCTCGCCGCTCGGGCCTGATGATGTGATCCACCCCCCGGGGAGCATTGAAACCCTCCCCGGGGACCGCCCAGGCGGGCATTGAAACCCCCGCCGGACAAGGAGATTGAAATGCACGGACTCGGTCGCGTCCTCAACGTGATCTTCACCGCATCGGGCCTGGACGTCCCGATGACCCAGGCAACTGCGGTGACCTTCGTCCACAGCCAGGCCGGTACCGGCACCGCCACGCTGACTCTCACGCAGACTGACTCGCGCGCCGTTCTCTCCGAGATCGACCTGCCTGCGGCTGCGGAGGACAACGGGTACTACATCGGCCCCGACACGGGTGGCACCTGGACCGCGAAGGCCAAGACCTCCGCGAACGTCTACACCCTCGGTGGGGCGACCAACGACACCGGTGTCATCACGGTGCACGCGTCGCAGCTCACCCAGGGCTACGACCAGATCCAGGGCACGGCTTCGGCTGGTTCGCTGGTCGCGATCATCCACGACCTTCTCGTCCAGCGGAAGCCGAGCAACCTTCGGTCTTCCCTGTCGGCGTGATCGGGGGCTGAATCATGTCTGTCATCATCCAGGGCACTCAGCTTCGTCAGATTGCGCTCGGTACTCGTGCGGCGAAGACTCAGGCGCTGTCCGCAGCGACCCTGCCGATCTTCACCATCGCGGGCGGCGAGGTTCTCGTGACTTCCTTCTACCTGCGTGCCACGGTCACCATCGCGGCGGCCGGTGGAACGCTGGCGCTCCAGTCGAACCCGACT